GGCACTAAAATACGATGGACAAAAGCTCGAAAAAATGAGCTGAGAAAAGAGACACTTAACTTTAATAGGAGGATACGCTCCGCAGAATCCAGACTGGGTGACCTATCTTATATCCTTCCACAGAAGCAGACGGCAAGTGAAGCTATGGAGAAGATTCAGACCTTACAGGAGTACCGGGATTACTTAGCGGCGATTAAACGGGCAACTGCTAAGACGCTTATTCCAGAGACATATGGGAACGACCTTACTACCGCATGGAGAAGGAAGGAAATAGAGATACGGGAAAAACGGATAAACGAAAGGAACAGGCAGAGAAGTAAAAAGGTCGATGAGCTTAGACCCGGCGTAAAAACACAGGAACAGGTGGGAAGGTTAAATCCCTATGGCAGATTCCCCTCTGACAATGACTTCTTTCTTCGGGACCTTGGTTTAAAGACAGGAGACACGGTTAAATATGAAGAACTGTTAAAGAAGATAGAGGAAGGCTATTACAGGGAGAAAGCTGAACTGTGGAGAACGAATTATATCAATGCTCTTATAAATGAGATGCTGGGACCTGCTACCTTTGCCGGGGATGTTGTGAGTATGGGATTGGCTAACCAGATATACGACTTGGTTACTGGTATGGACATATCCACTTTTCTCTTAGGTCAACTATCATCGTATAGCGATGTGTTGCAGATTAACTTTCTGTACGACCAAAAAGGAAGGGAAGCGGCTCTTGAACGCATACTCGATGTGTGGAATGAGCTTATAAGGCGTACATGATGTGCAAAAACCTGTTTATAGTGTTGATTTTGAGACAGTGGTTGACCCCAACGAAACCCGTGTATGGTTATGGGGAAAATGTGACATAGATTGTACTACGTTTGTATACGGGACGGATATCGACAGTTTCATGGAGGAGATATCTACTGTTGACTGTAAGGCGTATTTCCACAATATTAAATTCGATGTTCAATTTATGTTTTACTGGCTATTCCACAACGGATATAAACATACTAGCGAAAGGAAGCCTAGAGAGGGGTATTTTACAACGCTTATATCAGACATGGGGCTATTTTATACCTGCAAGGTACACTTTCTCAACGGGACAATAGTTGAGTTTATAGACAGCTACAAGCTTATAACACTTCCAGTTAGAGACATTCCAAAAGCCTTTGGGTTGGATATCCATAAACTTGACTTGGACTATGCCGAAAACAGAGACTTAAACCATGTACCGACAGAGGAAGAAATATCATACGTTAAGGCAGACGTGGAGATTGTGGCAAAGGGCATAAAAGCCATGCACGAAAACGGCCTGATTAAGATGACAGCGGCAAGCAACGCACTGTACAACTATAAGAAGGTCCTGTCAAACAAGGAGTTTAAACGCAGATTCCCGCCGATTGAATATGCTGTGGACAAGGATTGCAGGAAATCGTATAAAGGTGGCTGGACATATCTCAACGAAGCATATCAAGGGATGATGGTCGGTGAAGGTCAGGTATATGATGTAAACTCCATGTACCCTTGGGCCATGAAATACTGTATGCTACCGTTTGGTAATCCGTACTACTATGACGGGGAGTATAAATCGGATGAGTTTTACCCTCTTTATATTCAATGCCTTCAATGCTGTTTCAGTTTGAAAAAAGGACACTACCCCAGCATACAGTTAAAGAACAGTTTCAGGTTTTCCAGTACAGAGTATATTAAGGAAAGTGGGGATGACCCTGTAATACTTCACTTGACAAGTGTTGACTTAAAGCTCTTGTTCGACAACTATGACGTGTGGGATATAACTTACATAGGTGGGTACAAGTTCAGGGGAGAGACAGGGCTGTTTTCTGAATATATCGACTACTGGTATGACGTGAAGCAGAAGGCAAAGGTGGAAGGAAATAAAGCCATGTACCATATCGCTAAACTGATGCTTAATTCACTGTATGGGAAGTTTGGTTCAAATCCTGAGAAGGCTTCTAAATATCCATATCTGGATGAGACAGACGACATAGTAAAGTACAGACGGCTAATGCCTGAAATTGGAAGCGGAGGGTATATCCCGGTAGCGGCGTTCATTACCTCTTATGCCAGAGACAAGATAATTAGGGCCGCTAATGCTTGTGGTGACAGGTTCATATATGCGGACACCGACAGCGTTCATGTAGTGGGAAGGGGAAAGGTAGACTTGGACATAGATAATTACAGACTGGGTGCTTTCAAGCTGGAAGGTGAGTTCACAAGAGCCAAATATCACAGAGCCAAATGTTACATTGAGGAGTTTGACGGAGAGCTTGATAAGAAGTGCGCTGGGTTACCTGTTTCAGCACGGCACCTGTTTAATTTTGACACTATGGAGCCGGGTCAGATATTTGAGGGCAAGCTGGTCCCGAAAAACATAAAGGGCGGCGTGGTTCTGGTGGAGCGGCCCTTCCAAATTAAGGGTTGACAAAGGGTGATTTTTATGATACAATACTCTAAAGGGATATATGAGACAGGTTATAAATCACTAGCTGGGTGTGACGGCGGAGAGTCGGCCAGAAGTGTTACAAGGTTTTCACAGACTATTTGTAATCGCTCATACTATCCCTTTTCTCATAGGTGAAGCTATGTGGTACGATGTAAATAAGACGCTTTCCTATAACTGCTTGTTCAACTTTGTGGTTGGACCCCGTGGAGTGGGAAAGACGTATTCCTGTAAACGAAGGGTCATAAAAGACTTTATAACTAAGGGACAGCAGTTTATCTATCTGCGCCGATATGAAACGGAAATCAAGTCGTCACAGATTGACCTATTTTTCGATGATATCCAGCATGAGTTTCAAGACCACGCTCTGGCGGTGAAAAAGAAGTGCTTTTACATTGACGGTAAACTTGCTGGATGGGCACTGCCTTTGTCGAGAGCTTCTCAATTCAAGTCGGTGCCGTTCCCATATGTGACCAAGATTCTGTTTGACGAGTTCATTATAGACCAAGGGCTGATAAGGTATCTGCCCGATGAAGTACAGACCTTTAATGAGATGTACTCAACGATTGCGAGACTAAGGGACGTTACGGTCCTGTTCTTGTCCAACGCAATAACATTCACTAACCCATATTTCCTGTATTACGATTTGTCTTTGCAGAAAGGGCAGAAGATACTACGCAAGAATGATATTCTTCTTGAGCTGGTAGACAGTCCATCTTACACGGAGAAAGCAAAGTCAACCAGATTCGGAAAAATTATAGCCGAAACAGAGTACGGGAAATACGCTATGGAAAACGAGTTCTTGAGGGACACTGCCAGTTTTATCGAAAAGATGCCTTGCCCCGGAACGTGTATAATGACCATCAGAGTATCGGGAAATGAGCTTGGAGTATATACTATATTAGGCTCTGATTTGTGGTACATTACGGAAAGCTATGACCCTACCTGTAATAAGCATATTTCTCTAAGTGTAGATGAGCATGACGAGACAACAGAGCTACGAAACAGTAAAGACGCTCTTATATGGCTCGGAGCTTTGCAACAAAAATACTACCGGGGAGAAGTCAGGTTTACGACTATGAAAGCCAAAAATTTGATATCCAATTCCCTGATGATTTTAAGGAGGTAAATCAGTATGCCATATACAATCGAACAGTGGAACGACCATATGCAGAAGGTCATCGGTGCCATGAATGACCAAGCCACCCTAACCTCTTTAGTTACACAAGCCAGTGACGAATACACGGGCCTGTTTGCAACTAATACTACTCTATCTACTGAAAACGAACAACTGAAACAGGAAAATACCAGACTGAAAGAAGCTAATTTAGAGCTATTCCTACGGGTTGGTCAGCAAAACATTGACAAGACAGGTGGAAGTGGTCAATCCACCGAACAAAAAACAAAGGCCGAGACAATCACTGTCGAGGATTTATTTAAGGAGGTAAAGTAAATGTCTAACACTAAGATTCCAAACGCTGTTGATACAGTAAACGCCATTAGAAATGAAGCCAGCCAAGCCTATCGGGACGCTGTACCAGTGGCTACTCCCCGAAACATTCAGGACGTTGGTAACCCCATTCTGGAATACCAGTCCGTACAGAACGAATTTCTGACTGCTCTGGTAAATAAGATTGCCGTTACCATTGTGGACCAGAAGATGTTTGAGAATCCTCTGGCATTTCTACGGAAGGGTTCTATCCCTCTGGGGCTGGATGTTGAAGATATCTATATCAACCCCGCCAAGGGTGCAAACTATGAGCCTGCTAACTTCCAAGGGATTTTGACCCCTGTTGACCCCGACGTAAAGGCGGCCTATTATCGCCGTAACCGTAGGGATAAGTACAAGGTCACTATCCGCAACGAGCAGTTGACCGCCGCCTTTGTAAGCTGGGATGCTCTGGAAAACCTGATTGCAGGTATCGTAAACAGCCTGTATACTGGCAACACGATTGACGAGTTCAATCTGACAAAGGCTCTGCTGGGTGGAGCTACCGCCGAAGCTAAGATGGTTCAGGAAGTGCTTGCCCTGCCAACTGTCAGCGCAGAGAACGCTACCGCTTTCCTGACCCGTTTGCGTGGTATCGCTTCCGCTATGTCTTTCCCAAGCTCTGATTACAACGCTTATCAGCTTGTTGGAGGCTCTAGCCCCGCCACTTCTTGGACTTCCATCGATGACTTGGTTATCCTCGTTCGTGCTGACGTTGCCGCAAACGTGGATGTACAGAAGCTAAGTGCGGCCTTTAATCTGAGCTATGCTGATTATGTCGCCCGTCAGGTCATTGTTGACAAGTTTGACGGGGCCGATAATATGTATGCTTGGATTGGCGACCGGGGTGCCTTCCAGATTCGGGACAGTCTCCGTAAGATGACCGAGTTCTATAACTCCGAAGTTATGGCTTGGACTTACTGGTGGCACTGCTGGGACACCTTTGCTCTCCGTCCTTGGGCTAATGGCGTGTCCTTTGTGACAACCAAGTATACGGCCTGATTTAACTGGCCCGGATGGGCTTCCCGTCCGGGCCTTATTTAAGGTGGTGAAAATATGCCTGACTTTCAGCCCAACACTACGATACGTCTATACCAGAGCACAGGAGTAGACCCACAGAATCAACCTTACTTTGAGAGTGAAGGGGCCAAACTGTCATGGTATGAAGGACGTTCCCCACTGTCCTTTACGGCCCAGAGCTATCAGAGGGAGAACAGGCATTATGCCAGAGTGAACGCAAAGTATAACTCTATCCGTAACTGTGATATGATGAGCTTTGTGAACGACAACGGAAAGACTATCTTCTGCAATATCCTTTCCATTGAGTTTGTCAACCCCAACTGTACAGAAATAGAGTTTCAGACAGATTCCATGCAGACCTTTATTGAATCCATTATATGGCGTGACTGCTGGGTAGAAAGGGAGATGCAGGAAGATGACTGGAATGGTGCTGTACCTTCCTTTAATAACCTGCTACCGGAAGGACTTGAAACTGGTGTCCTGAAAAGACGTGTCATGCTTGACGGTACTGAACGGAATTGGTCGGTAGTTGTACTGTCCGCTTATGACGAAAATGCGGAAGAAAATTACAACATCCAGATAAACGCTGGTGTACCCATTGGTGTAAACAAGTTTGTATACGCCGCTGACAGCGGTGGGATGAGTTCACTTGGTGCTACTATCAGGAATCATGCTGAGAAGGGACGTTTGGACGGTATCCTTGGTATGTGGGTGTGTCCTACCAGAATAGCGGTATCCAATAACTTTGTTGAAATGTGGACACACGTTGCCACAGTAGGGTACGATAATATTGACGGATACGCCGTAAAGAACGCCAAGTGCTTTAGCAGTGAGTTCTTTAAGGTGGAGCTTACCAACAGGCAGGGAGATTCTGTGGAATTACGCCCTGAGTATTTCCCGAATCCAACTACCATGCAGTTTCAGGCTGGCGGAGCTTTTCTAGCCGGGGCTGGTGGTGTGCTTGTCTATCCCAACAATTACATGGAGGGAGACGAAGCAGTTAACAAGACGCTGGGTGTGGTCATTCCTATCAATGTACAGGGTGCTTGGGTAGGAAACGCCTTTGCTAACTGGGTAAGTCAGAACAGGACCCAGCTTGCTTCCTCTATTATAGGCGGCATTGGAACAGCCGCTGTGGTCGCTGGAAGTATGCTGTTGGCGGCTCCTACTGGTGGAACGTCTCTAGCTGTCGGCGGTAGTGTACTCGCTGGGGGAGGAGCGGCAGTAGCTGGTACCACTATGGGAGTAACTAATGCCCTACACTCCGCACTTGGGACCATCGGTAAAGTAATGGACAAGTCGGTTGACCCTGCCCAAGCTATGGGTGGAGTAACCACAGGTGCCCTTGCGATTGCCGCTGATTCCTGGGGGTATCTGGTCAACCTGCTGTTCCCGGATGCCGCCGTGATAGAGAGCATTGATAACTTCTTTTCCGTATTCGGCTATAAAACCTGTCGGATGAAAAAGCCGAACGTGAATACCCGTCCCTATTGGAATTATGTGAAGTGCTCACCCTCTGTTGTAAGCGGCCCATTCAACAGCACAGATAGAGCCAACATACAGGCGGCACTGGATAACGGCGTTACATTCTGGCACGTTGGAAATGGCGTTGAGATAGGCGACTACTCTAAAGACAATAGATAAGAAAGGAGGGGTTATATGCCGTTAGGTCTGTTCGGTATGGAACTTCTAACGTCAACATACTGCCCAAACAACCCGTTGGGAGATATGTATGTTAAAACCGAAGCGCAGATGGAGAATAGCAAGCTGTTTATGGAGATGTACAACCGCTATTCTAACATTGCTGTCACACGGTATGACTGGAAGAATTTACCCATAGGAGTTAATGAGAGGTTGCTCAACATGAGCCTGTATCTAGTTGGAAAGGCTTGCTTCTTTGAGCATGAAGACTATGGACTTATAGCATTACCCTGTTCTAATGGTTCTGAATACAATCTATTTTATGAGCCTACCAGAATCAACGCTTTTTCCTTTGGATTCACAAGGACCCTTTCCTTTGGTGAGTTTGAGCTTGTAAGGAACAATCCTACGGGCACTCCAACAGCACTTACAGTATACACCTATATAAAGCGCATGATGGACGTACTCCGTTCTATTGACGTAGTATGTGCCAGAATGAAGCGGCCATATCTGATTCTCTGTGAAGAAAAGCAGAAGCTCACTTTTATAAACCTCTTGAAGCGAATAAAGGACAATGAAGATATTGTACTTGCTTTCAAAAACTACGGCATTGATAAGTCTAACTTTGAAGTGGCTCCTCTTCCGTCCATTGGCAACATAGACCAACTGTGGAAAACATACAGGACTTATGAAGATATCCTGTACTCCGCTATTGGGCTTGACAGCAAGGGAGACGACAAGAAAGAGCGGCTTCTTGTAGACGAAGTGAACGCTAACAACATGGTTACGGAGATGGCTAATGAGGTCAACCTGAAACAGCTACGGCTTGACATTGAGAAAGTCAACCGCAGGTATAGAACTAATATAGAGGTTGATATCAAAGAGCTATCCACCTATGATTATGACAGCGGCTTTGGAGGTGGGGCAAGTGAGTAGGTACACAATGGAGCTGGGAAAGCTGGTCAGCTCTGGGTATGAAATATTCGATGATAGCTGGACCACCTTTGTGGAAACGCACAAGAAGGAATTGTGTGATAAAATCATCAGACACTATTTCTTCTATGAGATTGGTCAGGAAACACCTGACAGATTCAAGCACTATCTAAATGAGCATCTCGCTAGGATAATGCCCTACTACAATCTGCTTTATAAGTCTGAACTGCTGGATATAATCCCACTATACAACCACTTCTTGGAGACAAACTCCAAGGATTTAAGAGAGCTTGGTTTTACTGGTGTCTCAGCCAGCCGTAACGATGTCGATTCCATACGCAATATGTATAACTCTCTAGCCCAGCTAAATGACCGCAGAATAACTGACGGAAATAAGCGAGACTTTAGTGGGCACACGGAGGGAACGTCTAACAAGGAAAGCACGGAGAAGCTGGACGAAACTATCAATATCACCAAGACCACTGACCAGAGTGAGAACGGAACAAAGACTTCTAATATCGACACTACTGGTCACGTCACGGAAACAACCGATACCACTTCTAAGGTGGATAAGACAGGGAACGTGACGGAAGATATGTCGGACACCCTGAACGGCACAAAAGACACCACGTCTAATGCCACGTCCACAGGGACAAAAGAGCAGAGGTATTCCGACACTCCCCAAGGCACGGTATCTAGCTCTGGTGTAGAGATAATGAATAATTATCTGACCAACTACACCAAAGATACAACTAATGAGTCGACCAACTCAACTACTAAGGAAGAACTGCAAAACACGGAAAAAAAGAACACTAAAACAGACAGTACAGAAACAGAGAATGGAGAAAGCATCACTAGCAAGACTACTGAAAGCACAGGTAACACGTCAGAGGACACAAACACTACTGGAAAGTTAGACAAGAGCGAAACAGAGGACCACACAAGAGAGCAGACAACTACTTTCAATGAAAACCAAAACACTACCGGAGATTCTACTGAAAAGGAGAATAACAAAGGCTACGAAAACACCAAAGAGGATAATAAGCAATTCTCTAATGGTGCTGACAAGCACAAGGAAACCACTTTAGGTACTTCTTCAAATCAGGAGGATACAAAGGAAACCAAGAACAGCAACGCTACTGTAAAGGGATTTATCAATGTAAGTCAGTCTGAGTTGTTGCTTAAGTTCAGGAGCACGTTCCTGAATATTGACGAGGACATTATAAAAGCGCTTGCCGTTGACTTTATGGGGGTGTTCTAATGAAAGAACATGTATGCGTTGTAGCCGGAATTATAGGAGGAACAGCCGTGAAACTATTGGGAGGTTTTGACTACTCTCTAATGGCGATGTTTACACTGATGCTTATAGATATCATTCTTGGATTTATAAGTGCCGCAGTATTCAAGCTAAGTAAATATGGCAACGGTGTTTCTTCCGAAGCTCTGGCTAAAGGGGCACTGAGAAAGTGTTCTATGCTGTGCATTATCATCATAGGAACAATCATTGATAATCTGTTCGGTATGGACTACGTTAGAAACGCTATTGTATTCTACTTTATAGCCACAGAGGGTATCAGCATCTTAGAGCACCTGATTGACATGGACGTTAGGGTCCCGTACTTTATTGTTAAAATACTGGACAGCATGGAGAAGAAATACGATGATGCAGAGGATGGTAACAATGAGACTGATTAAGCAGATACTAGAAAAGAACGATTGTTATATAGTTGGTGCAGAGATGAAAGTGGCAGGAATAATGTTACACTCTACCGGCGCAAACAATCCAAAAGTATCCAGGTATGTCCCCGGCTCTGATATCATTGGATACAACAAGTATAATAACCACTGGAATCAGCCAAGGCCGGGAGGTCGCTCTGTATGCGTACACGGTTTTATTGGCCGAGCCGCAGACGAAAATATCTGTACTGTACAGACTTTACCTTGGAACATGGAAGCATGGCATTGTGGAGGGTACGCTAACCATACTCATATCGGGGTTGAAATGTGTGAGGACAGTATGCTTGATAAACACCACCTCACCTTGTGCCTTAATGAAGCCGCTGACCTGTTCGCCTGTCTTTGTATTACGTTTAACCTTGACCCCACCAAAAAAGGGGTTATCATCTCCCACAAGGAAGGGCATGATATGGGATGGGCAAGCGGACACGGTGACCCGGACCACTGGATGCAAAAATTTAATCTTACGATGAATGACTTCCGTTCTATGGTAACTGACAGATGCAACAAACTAAAGGAGGAATTAACAGATATGGACCAAAACAAGTTCAACGAAATGATGGAGGTATATCTCTCCCAGCGTGCCAATTTCGCTGGAAGTGATTACGCCAAAAATGCCATGGAGAGAATGGCCGCAAGAAAGATAATCACGAACGAGAATCCACAGGGATTCGTAACCCGTGAAATGCTCATGTTCATTCTCGACAAGGTAAATGTATAAGGAGGTCGCATTATGGAATACTATCCTACCAGACCCAATAACCCCTATCAGGACGATTGTAGGCCCAAACCTGACTGTGGATGTACTCCACCGCCTACTGTCTGTCCCCCGCAAAAGCCCCCTGTATGTCAGCCGCCCCAGCCTGTAATGGGACAGATTCCCCCTGTACCAACTGTGATTGAAGGCTCTAGCCTTTATGAAGCTATGGGCAAGGTTATTGAGCGGACCAATATGTGTATCAATCAGTGGAATTGTATTAGCAAGAACTGTTATGAAGCTATGAACGCTTGCGTGGCGGCGGCCCGTTCCAATGACGTGTACTATGACGATTGCGAGGTAAACTACCAAGAGGGCTACGATACCACAGAGGGATGCGCCTACGCAATCGTAGAGAAGAAGGCTGTTGACCGAAAGGGAAAGCCTATCTTTGTAAGTTTGGCCCCTGCCTATGATAACACCACTAACAGCGGCGTGGAACAGGGAATCTTTGACATGTCCTTTATCAAGTCCGCTAACGTCATTATGACCGCTGTTCAGGCTGGCTCTGATAAGTGGTTCGGTCCCGCTATGTACCGTGGAGCGGCTATCCCCGGCGAGACTAAGACTGACGGCTACGTCTATGGCTTTAACAGACATGGTGCCCTACGTTACTTTAAGGGTGACGTGACGGAAACCACTCTGTGCCAGAATCAGATGGTTGACGTTATCGGGGGTTGCGTGCCTATCCTCTATGACGGCAAGGTTATCGAGGGTGTGGAAGCCATGACCCAGAAACAGGCCATCTGCGCTATCGGCTTCAACTGTGGGACCGGCTCCGTGTTCTTCTTCTCCTGCTCCGCTCAGAATCAGCCGGGAATGGGTATCGCTTCCGTTGCTAGAATCTTACAGGGCTATGGCTGTACAACAGCTGTTGTAACGTCCGCTACTACCAACACTCCCGCCGCCACTGGCGAGGGGATGCTGTACATGGGCCAGATGACCACTGACCCCGTAAACGCCAAAGAGCCTAAGAATCTGGCTTACTGGGTCATCTCTAAATGCCCAAATTTTAATAATGCGTTCCAGAAAGAGGTTGCTGACCTTGTTCAAACCACTGGACGGAACGCATGGGAGACGTACCTGCTAGGAGTGCAGATTCAGTCATTTGACGACCGCATTACTCAAAACGCAAAGGATATTGCCGCTGAAATAGAACGTGCTACAGCCGCTGAGGAAGCACTTGACCAAAAAATTGAAGCGGAGACAGACCGGGCAGAAGCGGCAGAGGATGCTCTTGACAAGAAAATCGATGCCGAGACTGAACGTGCCAAGGCCGCTGAAACTGCTCTGGACAACAAGATTGTTGCGGAGACTAACCGTGCAACCGCCGCCGAGAACAAGATTGCCAGCGACTTACAGGCAGAGGTTACCCGTGCCACTACCAGAGAAACCCAGATTCAGGCCGCCTTGGATGCGGAAATTCAGGCCAGAATTGCCGCTGACAATGACCTTATCAACGCTATTGAACAGGAAGTCCTTGCCAGAAAAGCCGCTGACGTTGCGCTGGAAAACCAGATTGACGCAGTAGACAAGAAAATCCAGACGCAAATCACTAATATTAAGGGAAATATCACTAATCTGGAAACGCAGATTAACGGTATGACCACTGGACAGACCAATCTACCCTACCTGAAACTAACTGGTGGACAACTCAGCGGTAACCTGACTTTCGTCTCTGGTCAGACTGTCGTGCTTGGACGTGGACCTTCCAACGATATGGAGGCCGCTACCAAGAAATACGTTGACGATGCCGTACAGACTGGTGGAGGCGGTACTGGTGGAGACGTATCCAAGGAATATGTTGACCAGCAGATATCTGAATTGCAGGGCCAGATTGACGCAAAGGTATCCAAGTCCGGTGACACCATGACTGGTACCCTGAACTTCAATGGTCAGACCGCTTTAAATCCTGTTCTGGAATCCAATACCGGAATCAAAGTACAGTCCAGCTCTGCTGGGGCCGCTGGAAAAGTTACTAACCTTGCCGCTCCCAGTGCTGATAGTGATGCGGCTAACAAGAAGTATGTTGACGATAATATTGTACAGGTAAAGCAGGAAATCGAGGGAGAGCTTGGCGGGGAATATCTGGCCCTTACTGGCGGAGACATGACCGGTGATATCAACATGACCGGAAACTCCGTAGTAAAGTTCTACGACCCGATTGCCGCCCGTGCAAGAGCAAGGAATCTCACCGACCAGATGGTTAAGGGTTCTGTATACAATGACGCTGACGCTATGGTGGTCAAGTCTGAGACTGGTCCGGTTGCTTTAAAGGGTACTGACGTATCTCTCTCCAATGGAGAAGGAGGAGAAATTGCTATTTCTGGTGTAACCGAGATTCGCCGCAAGAAGAACGACCCCAACTCTGGTGCGGTCAAACTCAATGACGACCTGATTAACTTGGCCGCTGATGCTGTACTGGTGGGACAGAATGGCTCCATGCAGGGTGAAATCAGTGCTGGAACCATTAACCTCTATGATGGTAGCGGGGCGGCTGTACTGAAACGGCACAACAGTCACTTGGATATCAATGTTCCTGATGCTCAGGGTTCGGTTTATATTAACCGTAACCAGACTGAGGGAGGAACAGGTGAACTGCACCTGACGGAGATTCATGCACCTAATGAATTGCGCCTGAATCCGGGGACTAATGTAAATGTACTATCTAAGAGAATTACTGGCTTGTCTAATGGTACTGCCAACACTGACGCTGTAAACCTGTCCCAGTTGAACGGGGTAAAGACGATTGCACAGAACGCACAGACCGCCGCTAACAATGCTAGCTCTAAGGCTGACCAAGCATTAGAAAAGGCGGA